GAAGTCCATGAAGAAAATGAGACCTGATGGAAGGCTCATTGGCTGAACGGATACGAGATCCTGTGCCAATAGACCACCGAATACACGGCGAACGATTGGGAAAGCAACTGCGGCAAAGCCTTCTACATCACCAGCAGCCATAGTTGAACTCTCTTTGAGCAACTGAGCGGCTTGGTTCTCTAGTAGACGTGCCATATTATTACGGGCGTTATCGCTATTTAGACCTTCGAGAAGACCTGTTTCTTCCCACTTAGCTAGAATAGCGTCACCCTCACGAGATAACATTCTTGCTTGAATGCCTTCTGTAAGTTTCTCTAACATTTTTTTATTCTCCTATGAATAAGTTTATTTACCGAGACTAAACTATTTTAGTCCGGCGATTTTAGCCCACCGAGATAGGTGGGGGTTTTCGGTTGCAATAGATTCACGCTTTCTGGCGGAACTTATTACGGTGGAAGATTGTTTTGTCACAGCCTCAGATAGTGATTGTGCTGGTCGCTTAGAGCGACTAGCCACTGCCTTTTGTAGGGTTTCAAAAACCAATCTTGCTTCGTCAACCGAAGTCGCTTTTCGGATCTGTTCAGCAATCTTATTTTTCTGCTGCTCATTCAAGGAGAGATCTCGTAAAACACGGTTTGTATATAACAGGCGGGCGTTGGAGAGATTAAGCTCTTCCAACTTTTCTTTAACCTGCCTTAGAATGTTTTCATAATTGTTGTTCTTGTCATCTGCTTCTGTAAGACGTACTTCCATAGCGGCAGCAATCTTGCGAAGTTCTTCTAGTTCTTTTCTGTCTTCTTCGTCTACCCCGTCCATGCGTGCTGGGGGCTGAGTTGGTTCTGCCTCGTCAGCCTCAAGTTCGTCCTTGCAGATTTCTTCTTCAAGGTCGGCAGGGTGAACATCAACGGTTAGCATCTCTTTAAAAAGATTAACTAAGTCTTCTTCGTTGATGTTTATTTCTTCTTCCCGATTTGCTGGGGGCACTTCGTCAAAACCTGGGTCTAGCATTTCATCCTCGTTGCCAAGGTCAATACCAACTTCGTCTGCGATGTCTTCGCGATCAACGACAGGCTCTTGGTCAAGTGGGGCTTCGTCAGCCATAGCGATGATCTGATTGAGATCAATCTCCACAACTTCGTCAGCGGAGTCGTCATGTGATAGTGGGATACCATCAACAACGGGATCGCCTTCTTCTTCTGCGCCGAGTTCTGATTCATCGCCTAAGCCGAGGTCTAACCCTGCTTCCTCTTCGTCACCAAAGCCTTCAAGGTCGTCTGGACCTTCTACTAACTTCTCAACGGCTTCTTTAACTTCGTCTGCGTATTTATCTACAATCGCAGTCTTTGCACTCTCTTCAGCAGCTTCGCGAAGCGCCTTCGCATCAATTATCGCTTGTTCTAACATGGTGGTCATAAAAAGACTTCCCCTCATTTATCGTGAGATATACAAGATAAATAGTATCCAAAAGTTCAAAAGCTATTGTTTTATCAGTCTGTAAGTCCAGAACCTGTAAGCACAAACATTTCGCCTGTCTCAATACCCGTTAGTTCAGCGGCTACTTCATACGCCGTTCCGGCACTAGTAGTAGTGATAAATACTTCTTTGCACTTCACTTCCATGCTGAGTGAGCCGGCGGCGGATAAAGCGACATAGTGTCTGCCAGCACTCCAATCTCCAGTATTCGCAAAATGAACCTGTAGTGCGCCTGCGGTGCAGTTAACTTGCACCTTACGAGTTATAGTTGGGAACGCTACTGTGTGAGTAGTTGCATCACCAACCCCAGTTGATCCCGTCATATAGGGAGTGCCCGCAACCAAGTAAGCGCCGGAGCTTCCTAGTCCTGAGCGGTAGTGTGTAAAGTTTGACATTAGTTGTTGTTCCTCGGTTTACGGCTCTTGAAAGAAAGTCGTTTTGATGTAAGTAGTTCGTTACGACGTTGATTTACCCGAGAGATCACTCTATCTCTTTCTTCTATTCTTTCCTGACGCAAGACAGAAGGCTTCTTATAGTATCCTCTTGCCCTGCATTCATCTACAACACCTTCTCTTTTTATAGTCTTGTTAAACCTGCGTACCATCTTGTCTGCATTATACTCGCCACCAAAGTCAGAAGCACGCACCTCTACATTTGGTCGTATTTCTCTCTCGCGACGGTTGCCTTTAAAGTTTCGTTTACTCATTTTGGTTTAACCTTTCTTATACCAAAGTTATTATTTATCTATGTGCCCGATTTTTGGCGCTGGGATATGAGCCCCCAGTTGCCGGCACCAGGGATGTTGCCTATGTTCACGCCTGTGTCGCCTGCTCGCTTGCCGTCTTCAGACAAAGGAGCAGTTCCTTCAAACAAATGGGCGAGTTCCTTATTTTTTAGGAGTTTGCTCTCTGTTTGGATAGGTTTCTTCTCCAAACCTAGTGCCCCGACGACTTTGGCGCGGATTTCGGCGGCTTCTTGTGCCGTTTGGGTGCTTTTTTGAAGGTTTTCAGTGACTTGTGGCTTATTTTCGTTCAAAACTGCAAAATTTAAGCCCGTGGCGACTTCTTTTACAAGATTTGACAACATTCCATCTTCAAATATGACCTCACGGACACATTCTTTGATGATTTCTTTTAATTCTGTTTTTTTCACTTAAAAACCTTTCTTAAACTCTTAGGAGTCTAAAATCTCATTTAATTTTCGGTTGATGCGGTCGGCTTTGGTTAGAACGACGTGGGCTAGACTCTCTTTCATCATGAAAGCGCCGGTTGTTGATGGCTCGCTGACCATATCGTAACAAAGCAGGGCGAAGTCGTCTTCTACCATCGTTACGCCTTCTACCTGACGGGTTGAACCCATGCCGCGGCTGGAGATGCCGAGGGTTACATTTGCTTTAATCAACTCTTGGAGGATTTTACCTGCTGGAGTGTTGAGAATCTCAATCTTGCCCATCACGGCATCGCCGTCCCACCAAGACTCAACAACTAAGTGAGATACGTTCTGAAGTCGCACTTCGGTGTTCTCGGGATGGTCTAACTCACCAGTAGCTCGTCGCTCTTTAATAAGTTTTGAATAGTTTTGCATCTCCCGTTCCAGAACAGAACGAGGGTATATCCTACCGTTACCGTTAGGTTCGTCACATCGCTGCATTACGCCAGTAAGGAATACCTTCTGCCCAGAAGCAACTTGTGCTTTCTCATGCTCGGTTAAGAAGTCTTGACAGACCCCACCATCACATAATGTAAAAAATTCTCTTAGTAGTTTTTGATTTGCCATTTTTTTATTCTCTGTCCCCGTTTTTAGACGGGGTTTATACAGCTTCCCTTACAACACCTTCGGCATATTGGGAGCATCCATTTAATTGTTGTTTGTTTCTCTCGTGTGTTCAAGTTTTACCCCTTCGTCTCCGAAAATACTGCACAGAACATATGAAGTCCCTGAACTGACGCATCCGAGTATGAAGGCGTTAGTCGCTGAAACTTCAAAGGTAAATAGTTCTGTAGGATGGTTTAGGAAAAGTATTATAACACCAACATAGAATCCTAAACACATGGGACACTTGAAGAGTTCTCCAAGTTTGCCCTGGGTTGGTCTTATTTTATCAAAGATTGTGCCGTAGACTAACATTTGCGTCAAACCGTATGACGCTAGAATAAAATAGATGAGGTCCATTTTTAATACATGAACCCGCGGCTGGTGTAATAATAATAGCCACGAGCGGAAGTATTGCTGCGGTCTGGGCTTCTTACATCTTCTTCGTTTGGATATTCGCCGAGTTCTGTTGAGTCTTCGTCAGAAGGGTCGGTGAAGTTGTCTATAACATCTTCTTCATAATCCATTGCTTGCCCAAGCTCAGCCACCTCTCGTTTCAAGATGTCTTCTACTTGCAAGAGAAGAACTTGAATTGGGCTGATGCCCTCGTCGGATGAGGCGGCGATGGTTGCCTCGTAAGCGTTGAAAAGGAAAGTTCCTTGGATTGAACCAAGTTCTACGACACCTCGCTTGACCAGTTCGTGTAGGAACTGGTTTTGTATTTGATATGCGTCTTCCCCGAACTCTTCTTTAGGCACGGTGATTATCTTATTTTTTGACGGGCTGATTAAAATATCAATCATGGGGTGGTCAAATATAGTAATGTTGCCGTCCAAGGAGCGACGGGCTTTTAGCTTTACGGTTGCCTGAACGGGCAGTTCTGTTGAGGCAGGCTCGGCTGCGTCGCCGACCTTAATCGTTATCGGCATCGGCTGTATACTCTTTTACTAGTTCTTGTAGTTTTAAAACTTTAGTGAAAAGTGACTCGTTTAAGTCGCTCCCTCTAAATGAATCAATGACAGATAATACTTTCTTTGTGTTCTCCACCATGTCTTCATCAGATGATACTTCCTCTAACTTGAGAGATGCAGTTACTGCTTCCCGTAAACGCTGGACCTCGGTGTTGAGAGCAACCTTAAGCTCCACTCCGTTGTCAGAAAAAGAAGCAATGTATTTTGACAATAGATCTTTTTGTTCGGGTAGTAAACCCTTATATCTTTTATTATACTTTTCTACGAATGATTTTACAACGAGTTTGTCTACGACTGGCTTCTCTTCCTTATTCTCGTTTAGTTGCGTAGCCTCGCCAATCAACTGGCTCTCCATCATCACCTTGCTTTTTAAAGGTGTCTTGTCGCTGAAGATTTGATAGATGGTAGCTAGGTTCTTATAGTTTGGAACATATGAGGAGAACAAGCCTGTTGTTAGTTTGTGATTAACTTTCTTTATTAAGGATGATTGTTCTTTAAATAATTCTTTCGTGTCTATTTCTTGTCGCCGAGATTTTACGGATTGAAGGTAGCGGTGCGCTTCCTCCTTATCTAGACCGGCAATGGTGGTGTGCTCTAATGCCTTGTAGCATTTTAAGTCAGCCCATAAAGCCGTGTTCTTCTTAAACCCTTCTTTGATTACAGAGGCAATAGTTGCCTTGCGACCTTCGTCTTTTGCAATCACAGCAGCGGTTAGTTCACGGACAAGAACCTCATAAAGAAATGCCGTGTTGCGCTTTTTATTATGTCGTGCTTTGGTTTTCATCTTTTTTCTTCAGTTCCGATATTAGGGTGGCGATGTCATTACTAGTTCTAAATAGTAGTTTTTCATCGGTTTTGTCTGATGAGTTTTTTGATTCTCCAAAAGCGCTGATAGAACCTATGCCGTCCGCGAAACCTTTAAACAGATTTCTTGTTGAAGTTGAGGCGGTTTGCTGACCGCCTGCGGCGGCGATGTGACGCTTGTTAGCGCCGCGCTGACGCTTGTCATAATCTTCTGGATAATACTTTTTACCCTTAGAGCCTGGTGTGTAATATCCTTCGTCATCTCGCTTGCCTGGGGCTGCGAGTAAAGTCTCGTCACCTTCATCTTCTGCGCCGGCATCATCTTCTCCGCCAAAGTCTTCACCACCGCCTTCGTCAAATTCTCCACCAAAGCCGCCGCCCATGTCGCCGCCTTCTTCTGCCGCTGCTTCAAGTTCGCCTGCGGCTTGCTCCAGCATAGCATCGTGGCGCTTGTCAAAGTATTGTTCCTGAAGGACTCGTTCCACTTCTTGGTCATCCATCTTGAAGATGTTCTTATACACCCAAGGGCGTGAGAAGAAGCCGTCTGTTGCAGCAGAAGCGATTTCAAACTTCGTGCGGACATGCTCTAACTCTTGAAGTTCAGCAATCTTTGATGGATTGTTGAGTGCAAGTTTAAAGCAAGTAAGGTCTTTATTTCTAAAACCTAGCGTGTAAAGATGAACAACACAGATTTTCTCAAGCTCGGACAACATTGCTCTCTGGAGGCGCTGGACTGTTCTTGCAAAGCGAATATCCTTTTGCGCTAGCGTAGCCTTGTCCTCGGACGCCTCTGCCTGTGCTAGATAAGATTTTGGAATCTTAAGCCCCGAGAATAACTTATCTCGGAGGTATTCAACATCTTCAATGTCGCCAGTAATCTGACCGCCGGCAAGCGTTTCAATACGAGATGACTCTCCGCCACGAGTAGGGATGAAGAAATCCTCTTCTAGGTTCATAGGGTTATAGCGTAGATCAACGCGACCCGTATCTGGGTCTACAATCATATTGCGCTTCATCTGTGTTTTAATCTGTTCCATGTATTGTTCTACTTGGTCAGATGGAATATTGCCGATATCAATATAGAATACACGGCGTTCGGCAGAGCGAACAACTCGGTAAGCCATCATGGCATCTTCTAGCAAAGTCAACTGACGGAACACTCGTCTTACTGGTTCCAAGACGCTAACTCCGTATGGAGCGTATTTGTCGTTGCCGAGGATGCGGAAGTGGGCGAGTTGCCAGTTTTCAAAGGTAACTCCTTCACCTGTTCCACTTTGCCAGAAATATTGAACATAATTTGGGTTGCTTGGGTCTTTACCTTCAATACGTTCAAGTTCGCGAACCGGCAGAGGTATTACATTAGTGATGCCCATCTCTTCGTCAATGTCTAGATAGAGGTAGTAGTCTCCATACTTACAGAGGCTACGAGCCCAGCCGAACATATTAAACTCAACATTGATCACATTATAAAGCAGGGTTTGAATAATCTCTTTGATTTCCTGATTCTGACAATCAATGTTGACCAGAGGGCTCATTTCAGTAGAGGTTGTAATCTCGTCAGCATAGATGTCTAGAGAAGATGCAATTTCTACAACGTATTCCATCTGTTCATAATCTAGATAGCGTTGCTCCTTTTGAGCCTGCGCCAACACATGTGCTTGAACTGACTCAAAAGGATTGTAGTGTTGTTGCTTCTTAAACTCTTTACCCGTATTACTACGGAAGATGTATTTTGAGGCGTCGCTGCCCCTTGAGCGCCTTACTGCCTGTTGCCTACGATTTACGATTGGACCGCTAAACAAGCGGGTTAGTCTCTTAAATAGTTTAGATTCTGCGTTGCGTGGGTTTGAGCCACTATCGTTCTTGCCTGCCATAACTTCTTATCCTTTGATTATCCACGACAAATCGTGTTCTCTGCCGTCTGTTCCTATGTAAGTAGTATTCGCACCTTTATTGTGCTTATACCCTGTCATTCCTTGTATCTTTGTATCAATAGTGCCTCTATTGGTAGAGAAGGCTCCTATCATTACTTTTTTATATTCCATTTCCCGACGATTTACTGATACGCTGTTGTCTCTAATGTGACAAGCGATGGCGTAAGGGATAACCAAGTCATCGTTATATCCTCGCATCGCTTGAGGACGACCGTATTGCCAAACAAAAGTCCTTACTTCATTTATAAACCGTAATGAAGAAGATTTTAAGCGTTTATTGCGAATATATTCTTCAAACTTGGCTATTGCGAGCGGTCTGGTGTTCTTGGACATCGTAAAACCCGCTACACCACCCATTGCCATGGCTTGAGCCTCATCAACCTGTTCGTGGGTGCCTTTTAGGGCGTGATAAATGTTTGGGTAGCCTAAATCCTTGAGTTTTCCGATGACTACGCCGCCAGCGTTGGTCTCTACGACGACTGTGCCCCAGTTATACTCTTTTCCGACCTCAAAAAGCAAAGGGGCGAAGATATCAGCCACTACTTTGCCTTTATATTCGGCTACGACCTGCATTTCCTCCTGATCAAAGACAACAATCGTGCTGTGGTCAGCCCCATCGCCTCTTGCGACATCAGCAACAATCAAATATTCCTTTTCGTCATCAGGTTTCTCCCAAATCCAATAGTTTCGGTCCATTCCTGTCTTTATTTTTGGTTCCCGAACTTGTTCGTCAAGCCAATCTATGTCGTCAGCGTGGATGACGGTCTCGCCTGATGCGTTGAATGAACATAAAAGTTCCTGTGCAACATCGCGCTGGGACATATTTTTAGATTCGTTATCAAACCATTCTTGATCATGGTCTGGATGGACATCCCACGGAAGTTTAATGTCGTTAAAGTTGTTCTTCTGCTCTTCTGCCTCACTATATTGTTTGTGAAACCATCCGCCGACACCATTTGGGGAGGACAAGGCGATGCAAGAACCACCTGTTGAGAGAGTAGGTTGAAGACCTGCCCATAGTTCGTCTAGACCTTCCACGAACGCGGCTTCGTCTATAATAAGACAAGAACACGCTTCTGAACGACCAGCATCACCAGAAGTAGAAACTGCCTTAACTTGTGAGCCGTTTTCAAGTTCCATAGAAGTTTTGTTGTCTATCGCTAAATCGGATATCCGAAGCCAAGGGGGTAGGTTTTTATACATAGCCCTTGTCTTTTTAACGAGGTTGGCTGCGGTGCTTAACTTTGTAGCGACAACGAGGACGTTCTTATCTCTGTGGAATAAAGCCATCCAACAAGCGTAAGCAGCAACAGTAGTAGATATACCTAACTGGCGTGCTTTAAGAATGATATTGTAGCGATGCTCTTGGAAATCACGCACGGCATCCTGCTGGAAGTCATACATGTCAAAGAGTATCGTTCCCCGAATAGGGTGAGCGATTTTAATATAGTTCGTAATGAAATACAGGGGGTCTTTACCACACCTGATTATCTCTTTACGAATCTCTTTTTTAGTTTTTGGGTTGGGCATTACGCCTCGGGGGTGTCAGGGTGCTTCTTTGCTTTGTCGTTACTAGGTCTTTTCTTCCCGACTAAATCCATGAACTTCTTGATGTTTGAATCAAGTTTATCTTCTGATGGTTGCTTGATGCTTTCAGCAGGTCCTATATCACCGATGTTATATTGCTTTTGAGCCTCAACCCAAGAGCGATAACGAGAAGTGTTCTGAACCATGATGTTAGCGTCACCTGCGGGAGTAAGGGATACTGACTCCTTACGGGCTTTGCGGTATTCCTTTTTCAGGAACTTGGTAATATCGTTAAAGCGAGCTTCAATCTCATCTTCAAACTTGTTCCGTGGGTTAACTTCAGAGAGGTGAACTTCGCTCTGGTATGTTACAATCATCTTGTCGGCAGCAAAGCGAACTTTAAAGGCGTCTTGCAGTTGACGTTCGTGAATAGTAAGTTCTTCATCACGACGAAGTTGAAGACCTGTATCCTCGCCTGTTTGTTTATCGTGACCAGCATAGCCCTTAGCTGCTGCGTTTGCTAGACCTTGGATTATGTCCAATATGTTACTTTTTTTAGCCATTTTAGTTTTGCCCTTTTAATGCAATTAGTCGCTCTTTATTTGGTCGCCATCCTGTTTTCCACCTATCTTCTCTTCCTTCAATGAAGTTAACATAGCAGGCATAACAGGATTCATACCTAGCCATATATAGGTCGTCTTTGGTGGAAAAAGAATAAGTTCTACACACAGGACAGGTTCTTTGTGTTCTTTTTGTGGCGGCTCGTTGAGAAACGACAACTCCGTCGCCTATAGTTATCTTTTCCTCTGCGTCTTTTTTGCGCCGAACACAGCGGGAAGATTGCTCAATATACTCGTTCTCTTTCTCTTCGCTCCACTCGCTGCGGAAGTCTTGAACCGTTTCTTTCCCATACCGTTCCGTCATAGCTTTTTCTACTCGGGCAAGATAGTCGCTAGTATATTTCATCTTATTGTCTCTGGTATATGGCGTAAGTGATTGCCACGGTTGCGGCAGCGCCTGTGATAAACCCCGTGAACATGCCAAGAGAGCCTTTATTTCTAGCAAACCAAGTATTGCGTTTGTCCAACTCATTTTTTAAATCATCAACTGATTTCTCATAAATCTCTTTCTGGGTCTTACACACTTTATTGTCTAT